TATTGCTCCCATTTTTGAAGCATTAAGAAACTCAAAGGTAAGAATTTCAAGCGGCTCACCATCAATGTCATTTACGTAGTTACTGTCGAGTAAAGTTTCAAGGTTCTTTGTGCTGAAAGGTATTTCTGTTGCAAAAATGTCCTTGAAATTCTCCTTTACCTGGTTTATTACATGGTATTTTTGGTAACTCTGCTCCGCTCCTATAATGTCCCGAAAATTCTCAGGTTGTTTTGTTCCTACAATATAGAGCATTTTGGTTTGTCCAAAGTATTGACTTGATATTTGAAGCACCCCAACACGTCCATTTATTCCAGAAACAAGGTTTGATGAGCCACCGAAAAGATTCACCACGCCATCAGCAAGCCCTGCAAATGGCAAAAACGCTTTCTCAATAAAGTTGAGGCCGTCCTTTCTTGATCCAAATGCAAATGGAAATTGCTTTCGAACAAGCCCTGTTATTAATGTTAGGTCACTTTCTGGCACAGTTATCGGCTCGGTTGAGTGCTCGGAGTAAATGCCGGTAACATCATCGAAAGTGTGCGCATCCATGGGGTCGAGTTGCCACTGCAAAAAATACCTTTTCCATGACTCGCCAGTGTTTATGGTGTACTCATTCACCCTGCTCGCTTGAATGTTTAAGGTGTTTTTGATGTTTATGCCTGAATTAATCCTCCAATGATCTCGTCTATCAATGTAAACATCGTTGCCCTTTATTCTCAGGCGACCGTTGCACCAATCGAGCCCAAAGTCAACCAATCCACCAACGGTTGTGACAGAGTCGCCACCAATTCCAGTTGGAAACCCCTTTGTCCTTAGTCCGCTGTCAAAAGTGAAAATCTTTTTGAAAATTCCCTCCTTTGGGCAAAGAACTGGTTTCGGCAAAATGGTCATGTTGTCGAATTCCGAAACGGTGCTCAAAAAATTGTAACCAAGTTTAGCACATCCCTTTGTTAACAACTCATTAACGGTGGAAACTTTAAACTCCTTAACCGGTGGGAAAACAAGTTCAATTATGTCCTTTGCGATTTTTATGAGCGCAATCAATAATGCGGCTATGTAGATGATTCTCGCGGTAGCCAATAAAACGGCCGCGATTATGTCGCCAGTATCAATTGACGGTGGAATGCCTGCGTTTGGGGTTGTAGCCCTTATAACTTCGGTAATTGCCTCAACCAGATCTCGAACACCCTCGATGAGCGCCTTTGTCAAGTTGTATGTTGCAATTGATAGTGTTATCGCCAACTCAACCTGGTTGTCCCTGACAATTAAGTACGGTATTTTGAACGTATCAATTGGGTGTGTTGTGTTCAGCAATTCAAAGGTTAGGCCGTTGGCTTGTTGCTTGAAATAATCAACCGCCTTTCGTCTTTTTATTTTCACCTCAATCGCGTCATCTCCATCGCCAGACAACTTTGGCTGATCCTTTAAATCAATGTAGTAATCAACAGAAACCGACCCAATTTCGATGGTTATTGGTATTCCCTGAAAGGCTCCAAGGGTTCTGTAATGATTAATAACAAATGATTTTGCTGGGTTTCCAGGTGTGTCGCCAAGGACAATTGCATCGGTGGTGAGCTCAGCCTCTAAAATGTCACGAGTCCAATCGAATTTGAAGCCGATATTATCAGCGTTCTTTGGTCGAAATTCAACACCTCCCTCAAAGTAGTATTTTGTTTCTAAACTCATTCGACTTTGTAGGTTGTTTGAGTGACCTCATTGCCCTTTGTTTGGGTTGTTTTGAATGTCATATATGAACTAAGTATTTCACCGACCTTGTTCTCTGTAACCGGTTGCCCTTGAATGTCTTTTCTCATGCCCTTTATCTCCGAAAGCAATTCTTTATTTGGCGTCTGGCCTCCGTTGCTTGCTTGCATGTATTTAGCGTTTACAATGTAGCTGCCGGCTCGTCTTTCTTCGAATGCACCAACAAGCTCCTCATTGGAAACGTTGTTGCCAATTCTCTTGTTCTGATCTCCTGTTAATATCCTCTCAGACCCATCAGCACGAATTATGTATTGATCTCGAGAGGTGTTTAAATGAGGTGCGCCAAGGGCTTGCCCTACATTTTCAGTCCCCTCAAAGAAGGTTGGCAGAGCCTCGATAAACTGTTGTAGCACAGTTGTCGAAGTGATCGCGCTCGCAAAAGCCTCGCCAGATGTTTTGCCGGTTGCAAGCTCCGAGTTGTAGGTTTGCAATATGGATGAGGCAAGCAAAACGCGTTGCTTTCTTTTCTCCAACTCCTCACGTCTTCTTTGCGCTTCTTTTATAATTTGGTCTTGTTGAGCAAGGGATTGTTGAGCTGTTATGTTTCCAGACTGAGCCAGCCCACTCAACGTGTCTGCTTGTCTTTGGGCTGCGGCAATTTCCTCGTCAATTTTTGCAATCCTCTTGTCGGCTTGCTGCACAAAAAAGTCGGTAAATATTTCAATTGCTTGTCGTCTATTCTCGAACCTGAGCTTTTCCTCCTCAGAATCTTTTTTGTCCAGATCCGAACGCTTTTGTTGCAGTGAGAATATTTTCTCGGTCAATTTTTTGTACTCAAGGCTTTCCTCGTCAAGTATGAATTTCTCATTTCTCAACCTCTCAATTTGTAGGTCAATGAGCTTTTTTTGCAACTCTTTTTCAGCCTCCTCGATTTGTTGATCGTTTCCAAGCTCGTTGTTTAACTTCTTACTAAGGAAATCATTTTGCAAATCAAGCTCCTCCTTTAACAGACCCTCTTGAGTTTCATTGAATTGCTCGTCTCTGATCTCGTTTTCCAGCTTTATTTTTTCCAAACGCAATTTTTGAGCCTCCTCAAATAGCTTGCCCTCGGTGTCAAAGTTTTGCATCAAAGCGGCCTCTTTTTCTGATAGTTCTTCGTTTAGGAATTCGAGCCTAATTTGACGCAACTTTATTTGTAAATCTCTCTCGACTTTCTCCCTATCAAAGAATTGAGCGCCTTGAGGGTTCTTTCCTTTGTCAACAACATTGAATGCAATGAGCTTTCTTTCGGCTTCCAATTGCGCTGAAAGCTCTTTGAGTCTTTGCTTGTTTGCGAGCTCTCTCGTGTCTTTGGTTTTTATTTCCAAATTCAAAAGAGCTTCGATTGTCTTGATTTGTTCCTTAATCAATCGCCCCTCAGTGTTTAAAGAAACAACTCTCTCATCGCTCGAACTTGTGTTTTCATCTGCCAATTTCTCGAGTGATTCCCTGTTTTTCTTCAATTCCTCCCTCAGTTCTTCAAGCCTAGTTTTTGCCTCACCAGCTGCGGCCTCGATGTTGTCGATGGCATTTTTTGAGTTACCTGTTGGTGTTAGAGCATTTAGAAGAGTTTCACCAAGGCTGTCCCCCAATATTCCCGAGAAACTTGCCTCAATGTCAAGGATGTCCTGATTTGCTTGGGCAATCGCATTTGATGAGTTTACGAGCTCAGCCCTAAACCCTTCACCTAAAAACCCAAACAACCCAACATTTGCCCGATCTGCAAGACTTCCGATTTGGTCGTCAATTGCTTGTATTTGGTCGGCAACCTCTTGGTCTTCTAGTATGAATGAAGAACCGAAACGAACATCTCCAAAGCCTTGGGTCAATTTAGCCCGCTCTTTTAGCAGTGAGTTTGCTTGCGCAACAATTTGATTTATTTCGCTTTGCTCTTTTCCTTCATCACGCAATTGGGTAATCAATTCGGATGAGAAGTCTTTTTGCGATTTTATCGCCCGAGTCCTTGCGTTTGTTGTTTCTTCCTCCTGTATTTTTAGGGCAATATTTTTCTCGAGAGCTCTATTTACCAACTCCTGGGCTCGCTCAATATCCTTGAGGCTGCTTTCTTCATTGAGTAGGTTGGTTAAATAAGGGCCATAAACCTCATTCACTTTGTCAAGAGCTGCCTTGTGTTCATCGGTTCCCTTTGTGGCATTCTTCAATGCCTCGAACGCACTCTCTGCCTCTGCCTGAGCCCTTGAAAGCTCATCATTGAATTTGTTTTGAGCATCCTCAGCGGCCGTTGTTGCCGACATCAGATTATCAAGTTCTTGCACCAAAAGAATGACGACCGCGACAATTGCACCAATTATGTTGGCCTTTTGTGCGGCATTGAATTTTTTCATTGCGGTTGTGGCGCCTTTTATCCCTCTTGCTAGTGCAATCTTAGCGATTCTCAAGGTGTTTGTAACAATTGCTTGAGCTTTGATTCCGAAATTAACAAGCAAAACAGTTGCTTTGTACGTCAAGAAAACCTGAACCAATCGACCGAGTGTTGACATTATGGTATCAAGGTTGTCAGCCAAGAAACGAATTGCATTCTTTAAGAATGCACTTGCATCAACCGACTCATTTATCCTTAAAATCCAACCCTCCCAGGCAGACTGCAGCAACTTTATTGATCCATCCAAGGTGTCGAGTTGTGTCTTTGCAACCTCCTCAGCGGTTCCTCCCGCATTACTTATTGCGTTTTCAAGATCAACAGTTGCGTCAAGATTTCTGGCAAGGATGGCACCAGAAACAGCTGCACGCTTTCCAAACTCATCATTTGCGGCAGTCAACTTGTCTTGTTCTTTTACAATCTTAGCGAGTATTTGCTCATAAGTAAGGCCTTGTGCGCTGGACTCGATAAAGATGTTTCTCAGCGCGGTTGCAGACGTGCTGGCGTCAATTCCAGAATCGGAAAGTTTACCAAGTAAAGCGAGTAACCTGTCAAAATTGATTCCAGCGGCCTCTGCAGCACCCCCAACAATTGGCAAGGCTTTCTGTAGTTTTTGAAAGTTGAGGGCTGATTTTTGAGTTGAAACGGTGAGCTTGTCGAGTATTAGGTCAGTATCGGTGGTTTTTAGGTCTTGGAATGTTCTGACCATGGCGCCAGCCAACTCAGCAGTTTCGTCAAGGCTTGCATTTAAAGCAATAGCACCGTTTATGGTTCCCTCGGTCAACTGTATAATCTCCTCTTGCTCGAATCCTAGACGCGAGTAGGCTATTTGTAAAGCGGTTACTTGTGAGGCAGTGAAAGCTGTTGTTGATCCAAGTTCTTTTGCATTATCGGTCAACTTGCTCACTCCATCGAGAGACGTGTTTAACACACCAGCGAGCTCTGCATTTGCTTTCTCAAAATCCCTGATAATGTCGGTTGCATTCCCAACAACTCGCCTGAATAATTGGAAGCCAGCAACAATGCCCAATGCAGACATGAGTTGTCCTAATTTCTTTCGGACACCATCAACAGAGCCTTTGAGGCCAGAAAAACCTTTCTTGAATCTCCTGGTTGATTTCTCAGCCTTGTCGATTCCTTTTGCGGTTCTCTCGATTTGCTTCTCGAGTTGTTCAGCTGTTTTTGTGTTGTCTTTGCCGGCCAAACTAAGACCCTCACGAGCTTTTATTAAATTGGTGAGTTTCTTCTTTTCCTCGTCAATGGCAGTAACAAGCCCAAGTTGTTTTTTTGTGGCATCGTTGAGCTCTTTAGACGACTTTCTTATTTGAACATTTAAGCGAGCACGCTCTTTGTTGGCTTCCTGAGCCGTTACAACTCCCTTTTTCTCTGCTCGGTTTAATGCAGTTCTTTGTTTTTTCAAAGAATCGAGATCCGCAGTTAATCGCTCTATGGACTTAATTGATTTTTGATTCTGCTCATTTACTTTCGCCTGGGCTTTTGCCATTTCCTCGTTAACAACCTTTCGGTCGCCAGCAAGTCCGTTTGCTTTTTCAACTAGCTCGTTGAACTCCTTCATTGAGCTCAGGCTTTTCGGGTCGGCTCCCGCCAACTTCTCTTTGAGGTTTTTCGCTACCTCTGTAAGCATCTCAATCGAATGCTTTAAGAGATCGACCTTTCCCTTGGAGTCAATCGCGCTTTTTCCAATACCGCCAAATACATCATTTTCGGCAACTTGTGACCTTGTAACCTTGCTCATTTATGCCTGTTTTTTAGCGTTAAGTTTTCTCATTTCCTCAGCTTCTTTTTTGTAAAGCTCCATTGCATCGTGGAACTCCGTGACCGTCCTTTTTTCTTGATCGAAGTGGTAGCCAAGCCACTTTGAAAGGTATATGATGCAGTCATCCATTGAACCCTCGACCGGCCTCTTTAGTATTTTTAAAATATCAGACTCCAACCGGTTAATGTTGTTCAGTAAAAAGGTGTTTCCATCAATCACATAATTGAGTTGGGCGTAAGCAAGCTCCTCCTTTAATTCAAACAATTTGCTTTGGTCGTCACCAACACCATACTTGGCAATATATTGGTCGTGCAAAACCTCCCAAGCACTTTCGTCCTCCTCAGTTGTTCCTTTATCTGATTCGATTCTTGTTCTTGATTTATCTCCATCAAGGCAATCACGCCAATTGATTAAAGGAAACTTTGATATGTAGATGTAGTAGCTCAAATACCAAGTTTTAGCCTAACGTAATTTTGATACTTAGGCAGCAATTTTTTTGTTAGAATCGAAAGGCTTTCTGCATTGAGTCCAACATGTTCCCTGGCAAATCCTAAATCATTCACCAACTCGTCAAACCTTTGTTGGTCAACAAGTATTTCAAAATACTCACCACTTACCAGTACTTTCCAGCTCGCCCAATAATCACCAGTCACCTTGAAGTCAATGTGATCCGTCTGCAGGCCAAGCTCAGACCTCTTTACAATAGTAAAATCCGCATATTCTCCGAGATCTGCATCAAGAGAGTCAACGCCATCTCGACCCAACTGCAGCCGTGTATTTAAGTCAACAACAAGCTCTTTGCTCTCTGCATCCATAACAAAAACAAACGCCTCAGACTCATCCAATGCAATTGCCTTGTCTAGTATGTCATAAACCTCCTCAAACATGGTGAAACAAAAAAAGCAACTAACCCCTTTCGAGATCAATTGCTTTTCCACTACTAATTTTAGTTAAACTTATTGTGACTGCAATTTACTCATTTTTTTTGAAAAGGTCGATTAAACTCTTTATTGCGAAAACCAGATAAAATGGCACCAGCAAAGCAGAGCAAGAACCAAGAGTCAAAGTTGACAGCAAAAACAACGCAACAACATTCTCGGTTGCATAGAACTCCTCATCTTTCTCGAGCTCGTAAGGCTGGCGACAATGGCCGTGACCATCGAAAGGGTAAAAAGTCAAGTCAACAATGAAAGCGTTGATTCTCCAATAAATCACCATTGGAAAACGGGCGTTATATTGAAAAAAACCCGTTCGCCCACTGATCGTGCAATCTGGATTTCCACCCGAAAGGGCGTTCCCAAGTTGATCCAAGCCTATTAAAACGGCTTTTACGTAGGTCATTTTCCTGCCCTTCATGACTCACTTTCCTCGGTGTTTTCGATCTCCTCGCCATCCTTCTCCTCTTTGTTAATTCTATTTTTAAAAACCTTCAATACATATCTGATAAATGCATGAGGCGCGTGACCAGCTGCAAAAGCAAACATTTTTCTAGCGATTGAATCATCACTCAGCTTTACGCCAAGAAAGTCAACCAGGTCGTCTGCCATTATCAATAGCGCAACAAGTGACGCGATTGACATGACTATTCTGACCCAATTCATTCCATCACTGAAAAAGGCCTTTAGAGATATTTTTCCGTGACTTTTTTTTCTGTTAATTACGGTTGCACAAACATGAGTGGTCAGCCCAAGCAAGGCCAACAAAATCATTTCAAGATTTAGATTATCCATTGTTTATGGTTTTGAGTTGTTTTTAATTATTTCAGACAGCCCTTTGATGATTGCCTCGGGTTGGACGTAGTATTTTACTCATTTTAGTGTGAATTTTATTTTTTAATCATATTTTCAACTATAAATTTATTTGAATCCTCTAAGTTTTCTATCCTAAGAATATTTTGTTTTATTAAAATATGATTTTCTTTTATTAAAATATGATTTTCTTTTTGTGAATTTCCTAGCTCATTCATTGTTTTGGCTAAATCTTCCGCAGTTTTATAAAATTCTCCTTTTGCTTTTTGGTTTGCTGTTTTATTTTCTACTAATTGTTTGTCCTGTATTCGGTTGTCCTTTTCATTTACTATCTGCTTGATAGCGCCTTCTTGTATTTTCCCTTCATGTTCTTTTTGTGTCTTATTAACATAGGTGAACCAAAATAAAAAAAATGTCATTAGAACAACGCCTAAAACACCAAAAACAACATCAATTAAAAATTTACTTTCTACCATTTAAAACAGTTTTCTACAATTAAAGGTTAAAAAATTGTATTTTTTATCCTTTATTTCTTCAAATCTAGTATAAAATAACGAAGGATCAATATCCGTGGTTTTTATAATATCTGTGTCCTTTACAACAAAGTTTGTCATTATTGGGGTAGGATAACCCTTTTTAAATCGAATCATTTTACCGTCATAACTATATCTTACACTGCACTTTGGGCTAAAAGAAGTGGCCGCACCTAACAACGTTATTGTCGTTGAAGGCTTGGAGTATATAGCTTGGATTTTATTTTTGTTGTAATTTTCACTTTTTAATTTGTTCCATTCGTATCTTTTTCTAAAAATCAGGCAATAAACAACCAAAGATATTGAAATGCAAAAGGCCACCCTGATTCCATCCGTACTAAAGCCTCCCATTGTGACAATATACATATAATCGAATAAATCGTAACAAAAAGAAACAATACAAGCTGCAGTAAAAAATAGATTTATTATGTTTTTCTTTGATTTCAGAAATATGAAAACGGCAATTGAGATCATGAGTATTGAATCCATGAGCCAATAACAATGGTCGCTGTCTATGGCTTCGGGGATTATCCTCATACCAATGTAATACAAAAAGTAAAAAATAATCACTTCCTCGGTCGCTTGCTAGGATGTCCATTCGTCCAATCTCCACCAACAGTTATTCTTAGAGAATCTTTATCCTGCGAGATATTAGCTTTATCTCCCAATTTATCCGCTAGTTTTAAAATTTCTTTTACGATTTCTTGTTCTTCTTTCTTTTTCATAATTATTGAGTTAAATAGTTATTTAGGTCTTGTATTATTTTGTCGTGTATTTCCTGGGTATATCCATTGTCAATATCAGTTTGCGTTATAGTGTTTATTTCATTATTAAGAATAAATAAAGCGCAATCAAGATTACCATCTTCTAATACCACTATCAACAAGGATAGTTTTTGATACAAATAGTATATATTAGAATCGGTCAAAGTTCCATCTCTATACTTTTCTCCAAAGTTTTCAACTTTAAATAATGAAATATAATCTTTACCCCAATTACTTTTCTTGTTGTTTAGTTTTAAATAAAGTTCCGACAATTCTGTTTGGTCTGTTATCTCGCTAAAACCTACAGGTTGAGTTTCACTATAAACTATAGATGGTATTGGCTCGTTATCTTCTTTATAAAATTTCTTCTCCATTTCTAATAATATGAATATGTTGTCCAGCGATTAACGTTGTGGTTATAAATCATTTGCAAACTCCCTCCTTGTGGTAAATCAAAATCACTTTCATCTGCTAATAGCATTCTATTTGCTGCCGTGCTTGAAGAGTCGTTATCTTTGAACTTTAGTTTTTTATCAGTCCCTGAGTTTATTATAGTAACTGTTCTATTAACACCAGCAGGAGGAGCAACCATACCAGTAAAATCTCTATCATGCGACCCTGGATTAATAAAATGAACATTTGACGTTCCTAAATCGTAGTTATCAATATCTACTGAACCTCCTCCTGTTTCGGTGTAGTTTGTTATTTGACTACTGGGCATCTGAGTAATTCCTGTAGCATGAGCGTAGTTTCCTATCTCAATACTTGTAACATTTCCACCCTCATCAACAACAGGGACACCCCCTAAAATATCAATAGTTTCTGTTACAGTTCCAACTGTTAAGCCGTCTTTTTCAAGTACTATATTTGAACCACTACCAGTATCTCCTTTTTCTCCTTTTACACCTTGTAGTTTTATGCCCCAAAAATAAGACTCTGAGCCTATAAATGTTGAATCCCATGTAGATGGGTTTGATGCTTCGTGTGATATTTGAAGCTCTACTTCTTGACCAGAATTTAGTTTGACTGGTTGAAAACTAAAATCTAAAGTCCAAAAATCAGAAGCATTACCAGCATTTCTAATATATCCACTTGACAGATTCCAATCCTGTAAAGTCCCATCGATTATTAATTTTACAGTAGGCTGTGTCCTTTGGTCGGTTCCGTTAAATATCCTAATATTGCCTGCAAATAAATAAGTGCTAGTATCATTTACTTCTATAATACTATTGTTTGTATTGTTGCTATGTGCAAACGCAGAATCTTTTTCTTTTTCTGAATCCCACTCTATAGTGTAAGGCGTAGACCTATTAAACAATTGCGTATCGTCAGTACTTGTCAAAATTATTATAGGTAAAGGCTCTGAGGTTCCACTTGCTGCTACCTCTTCCCATGAACTATCTTTTCTTGCGTACTGCTTTCCATCAATAGGGGCTTCTGGAAAGGAGACTTTTGAGTTATTTGTGGTTATATTGCTTGCTTGCGTTGGTGTTATCGTTGGAGTATTACCCGGCAAAACCTCACCTGTGCTTGTTCCAAAATCTTTATTAAATGCTGTGTTCTTTGTGAAAGCGTCCTCTTTGCCTGTTTGTAAGGAAGATATATCATTTGCGTTTGTTGTTATTTGCGAAAGATCAGAAGTTGTAATATACTTATTAGTGGTTCCTTCTGGTATGTCATCAGAATTAGTAAAACTTGACTGTTTGAAAGTACCGTTAACATATATGACAGCTTGATTTAGAGTGGTATTAACTATTAAACTGCGCTCATCTGGCGAGGTAATAGCATTAATCTCTGTTTGCGTTAACCCTTGTATGATGTCTTGTATTTCCATTATATTACTAATCTAAATAAACCGTTTGCAATGTTGCCGTTTCTTGATACATCAACAGTGTTAACTCCTGTTCTTTCTATCCTCCAGCCGATATTTCTGCCGTCCGATAGTCTAAAAACTACAGGTTTTACATCGATAGTGTTCAGACTATGTGTAACCGTAAAAGTGGTTCTGCCCCCGGCAAAAACTCTCGAAACAGAAACCTCCGATTCGTCTAAATCAACGTTGAAATCTGGTTTAAGATCTGATAAATGGGCAATTATTCCATTTTTGCCCTGGTGTTGATAAGTATAAGTTGTTGAAGTTGTTAAAAGTGATAAATCAATTTTAGCCCTTTTTGAATTGTCTGCAGCATTTACCAGGGCAAATTCTGCGTCTGTGAAATTAACTTTTACGTTTAACTTTCGCCAATCGCTTAAACTTCCGGTGTCAAGGTCTTTTATATAAAGGCCGCTTTGCCGTGTTTTGTAAGCACCGAAAAGTATGGTAGTGGGTTGTTCTACTAAATAAATTGATCCTATTGCTGGATTTGACAAGGTGGTAGGCAGATTGGCGTATAGGTCAACTCGACCGTCCCAACCCGTTCCAGATCCTCCACCGCTAGTTTTTCCCAAGTTCTCACGAGCAAAATCCCGCAGGGTTGCGTCAGTGAATGTGACGCCGTTAGGGTCTTGACACTCAGAAAGAGGTTTCTCAAAAACCCCCGAACTCGTTTCGTTTACGCCATTGGTGTCATAAATCTTGACAATGCTATCCTGAACAAGTTTTTTGTTGTCGAAATACATATCCCTTTTCGGGTGCTCCTCAGCAACAATTCCTGTGTTCGTGTCAGTTATAACAAGGGCGCTTTCAATTATTTCAAATTTGAATGACATCAGCTTGTTTTATAAAAGTTTTTATCTAGTAAATTCCTATCTCCAAAAGTGGCCTCCAACTTTGCAAGTCTATTGCCTCTAAAGTATTCTAGCTCGGATGAATCAATAAGCTCAACCGATTTGTCTTGTATCAAATAATCGTGGTTGTGGTAGTTGTAGTCACTCACAAAACAGTCGTCCTCGTTTAAGAAATGAAAGTCAACCAATTGCCTTGTGATGCAAATGTCCAACGGGTCTGTTTTTAGGAAATAGTTGTTTACGTTCTCCCTTGTTGACTTCTCAACTCGCCTGTTTTTACTTACAATGTTGTTGATCTCGGTCTTTGGTTGACGGTCACCGAAATAGCCGTTAAATCTCACGCAGTCAACAAAATTTGAGTCCGTGAAATCAACCAATAATTTTTGGTAAAATGTGTTGAACGCGCTCTTTATTCGAACGGTTCCTTTTGAGGATTCTGTTGAGAATTGTCTCAACTCATAAATCCCATGAGTGTAACCACTCGTAACGCCAGCAATTGTGAAATTCACCTTTATGGTGTAGCACCCAATCCCGTTTGCGTTCAATATCTGTTGCCAATCGTAGATAAAACCAACAGTGTCAGAGTCGTTTGGAAATATAGCGGCCGTTCCGAGGTTTGTGATAGTGGCACCATTAGCGTCCTCCATTGTGATCGCAACCAAATCACCTGGATCTGATCGCTTTAAATAAACGCCTGTACAATCGTTTTTAAATGTTTCTGAGTCAGATGGATGGGCAAGAACAAGTTCTTTGCATGTGCAGCATCCTTTCACGCCACGATCCTCCTCCTCAAATCCTTTTGGAAAAGTGATAACCTTGTAATTCTCTTTGACTCTATAATCCATTTAGATGTTAAAAAAGCCCCCCGCAATTGAGGGGCTTGATTTTACTATTTGCTCGACTTTTTAGTCGGTGATTTCCTTGCTTTTTTAGCTGGTGCCTTGGCTTCAACCTTTTCGCCTGCCTTGTTGTAATTTCTTACACTAAGGCTGTTCGCTTGTTTCCAGGCGTTGGTGACTTGGTTTTTGTCATGGCAGTTTTTCAGCACGTTTATTGCCTTATTGAGAGGTACAGATCTCAACCAATCGGCATCGTACTTTTGCCTAGCTAATTCAATGACTTTTGACTTTGCCATTGATTAGAAAGTGTGAACAAACGTTGCATCCTGTACATCGTACCCAGGCGCACCGCTTACAGATACACGAATCACATCATTTGTCGTGGCCTCAGCCGTTAAATATGCAAAAGTGTATTCTCCATCAGAACCAGCAACCGCAGCCCAACCAGTGGGCGCTGTCATTGCAACATCTTGAGTAACATTGTACAACGCCAATACCGCACCACTCGTGTCTAATCCAACAACAGGGTCAAGCGTTACCGCTGTTCCGTAAGTTGTTCGAACGACTTGGTTCACGGTTCCATCAGCCGGCTCAGTCACAACTTGGTCTGCAGTCAATAGGCCGCTCAAAGTTGTGGCTTTATATCCTAGCTCAGTGCCGGTGATCGCGTAAGCGTTCTCCTCACAAACTTGGCTGTCCAAATCCCATGAAATCATGAGTTTTCTGACAGTCGTGTCGGTAGCGTAGTCAGCAAAAACGTCAAACGTTTCTGTTGCAAGCTCGTAACCCTTCATGATAGTGTCAGTTGGATTGTCCTTAATTCCGAAGATTGAACCAGAAATATCCACGTAAAAAGCATCAAGCTCAACGCATCCGTATTTCTTCAATTCTCGGTGCATTCCAGACACAGCCGATTTAGCCCAAAGCTCCATTGCCCACGTTCGAACACCTCCAACGCCATCAAGTCTGTACTTTCTTCCACTTGGCGCCTCATCATACTGAGTGTCAGTTCTTGTGAAAGATGCGTTTTCAACTCTTGGCAATGGGTAGATTCGATCACGAGGATCTGCAGCATTAAGCATTGCAAGTAAGTCAGCTCCTAGCGTTGTGCTAGTCACATCAATTGTGTTTCTTGTTCCGTCCGAACCATACCGAGGCATGAGGACTGGAAAGGCCATAGCCTTTTGCTCTGTTGAGCATCCTGGCAAACCAGTGTTCCCAAAGGTTGGGTTTGCGCAGTTACATTCAATTCCGCTCATTTTATTTTGTTTTATAGCGTTTAATTATTCAGTTAATTGCAATTACAACCGCTCAGGTCGTATGCCTCGAGATTGAAACGCAGTTCCACCCCTGTCAGGTCTTCATCAATGATGTCCTTTTCATTGCCATTGTTTGTGACATAAACACCAAAATTTGACCTCGGACGTGTTCGACCACCGTTTACCCTCTTGAACGAATAATCAGCGTTTATAACGTCAATTATCTGTTGTGAAAGGTTCTGCATTGGCTTCACAGCTAGGTCATTGTGTTGGTCATTAACCCACTCAGGTTCGTTTGCCCATGCCAAAAGGAAAAGGCGAACGTCAAAAGTGGCCTCAAGTGATGAGTCTCTTGCTGGTAAATCGCTCTCAGTGTTCTCGTACACCCAAATAAATGGGGTTTTGTCCACTGTATCGACCTCAGCATCAAGATACTCATTGTTCACCATTTGAGGGGTTCCGTGTTGCAAATGTACTGGCGGTAAATTCATGACATCACTGTCAAAATCAACCGTGTTTCCATTTGTCGGTGTTAACTCAACATAATTGTTTACATCAATAGCGGTTACCAGGTATTCCAGGCCACCGCCATCAGTTATGATATTACCAACGGTCAAATGCTTAGTTGTTTCGCACACGAAAACATTTGGGAGCGTAATGCTTTTCACCTTGACAGTGTAGTCAAGTTGCCCAAGAATGTATTTCATAACGTCAACTAAGTTTGCCATCACTAAAAAATATGGTTAAACCGTTCATGGATTCCGTCATATTCAGGGTATAAACCAGAATCGATACAGCTCATGTATGTTTGAAGTACTTGAAACGTTTCGATTGAAGAGTTGTACCTCCTGTTTATGTCGTGATGCGTGCCGCTCACATTACTCGCGTTTGCGCTTTGAGTTTTCTTTCCACCGGTGGTGGCTACTCTTGTAAAGCGATCACGTAAGTATTTGTAATAAACAATGCCTTGGATCATTTTTTTAATCCCTTCGCTTTGAAGAAAGAACGAACCATCTTGGTAGGTAAAAGGATTGTAAATAAAAACGAATCTCGGGTCAATTGCTCCAACGGGTAAAGCATCCCAATCCAATATAAATAAGTCAGCCAGATCCTTGCCAAACAATCGTGGGATGTAATAATCCTCAACCTCATCAATTATTGCCTGCAAGTCAGCGCTTTGAACTGGGTTCAACGGTATCTTGAAAGGCTCAACTTTGAAGTCTGTTATTTGTGCAAATCTTGACATGATTTATTTATCGCTTGGTTTTTCTTTTGATTCTGTTGGTTTTTCCTCGGATTTCTCAACGGCCTTTGGTTCTTCTTTCTTAGGTGCTCTTTTCTTTGGTTTGGCTCCTTCGCTGGCCTTTGCAGGCTTGTCAGCTTTTGGGGCTTCATCATCGTAAACAGCAACCTTGTCAGTTCTAACCAATTGCGAGGAAAGTTGAGAGTCGCATTTCCACGACTCTCCTTGCTTCTTTGTTGCAAAATCCTTTATGAACTTAACCGTTCTCATCTTACGATGCTAACGTTGTAAGAGCTGCAGAAATACTAGTAACCTGACGGAAACCAGTTTTATCAACTTCTCTGATTAAGAAAGCCATACGTCTACGTACTTTCAGCGTCATCATGTCAGACGTGAATTGAGCATCAACAGTACCTCTCGATAGTGTGAACCCAGCCGCAGAGTAAAGTTTCGCGAATCTCTGATCTCCAATTGCAAGAGTGTTTGCGGTTTGCGCATTGTTCTCAACAACTGTGATTCCAGCAACAACGTTTCCATCTCTCGAAACGAAAGGAGGCATTACGTAGTTGTTATTCGCGTCTTTCTTCAACTTCATTTTGTTGATGTCCGCGATGTTCATCACAACAAAATTTGGTCGATACTTAGACCCTCTAAGAGTGGTAATATCCTCGATCAACTTCACGATTAGATCGTAAATACTGGCGTCAAGAATTCCAGACGCAACAGGTACGTAAGCAGGGATTGAGGCGTTAAGACCTAAAAGGTTGTTACCAGTTCCATCACCATTGACGATTTGATCGTCAACTTTCAATGCAACGTTAGTTGCAAGGAAAAGCTCAAGCTCAGATGCGAACATGCTCTCATCTTCCATGAACTCCTCGGTCACAGGGATAGTGTCACCAACTTTTTGGATCGGCAACGTGTATTGCTTCCATTTTGCGGTTGACTCAGGGAAAACATCGCCCTCTGCAACCATGTCGGCAGCTCTTGCGATTGTAGCCTCATCCCAATCCCAATAAGTGATTGCCTTGTTGATGTTTACCCCACCAATCGTGATTGAAGGGAAAAGCTCCTCCATGTTGATTTGTCGAGTACCTAACTGTCCTACATCTGGTAAGTTGTAAGCCCAAGTGTTAGAGTCAACAGACGCAACATTTGTGAGTGCTTTGATTTCAACATCAGTTGAATCAACTTTGTTGGCTAAGTTCTTGATAGTAGCCATGTTCTCCGAAATCTGGCTCTTAACAGTTAAACGAGACTCGCCCGTTTCTTTGTTAGTAACCTTGGCAAGAGCAAGCCCTTGCTTTTCAATCGTGAGCATGATGCTTTTCAGCGACTCAGCTTGATTGTCGGCCATTATTTTAAGCGCAGCCTCTACCGCTTCAACTTTGTCAGCTTTTGCTTGCAAATCAGCGAAAGCCGTTGCATTCAATTTGCTGAGTTCGTTGTACAATGCCGCTTTTTGTTCGGCTGACATTGCATCGAAATCCTCTTGAGAAATGTCTTTGCTCTCAAGAAATTGCTTAATAGTCTTCATTTTAATAAAGATTTTGTGTTATGTAATCCAATTCCGAGCTTTTCGGTTTTGGGGGTTCCTGAGTGTCAGCAGACGGCTCAGCGTGCAAAGTGTCATCAGACGGCTCCGCAATGTTTTTTGACGACAACAACATCGGTGTCACGTCGTTTGATCCAGCGAGTACCATGCTACCCTCTTTGAATATTTTTGCCTCCGATACAGTCCAGTAATAACCATTCTCAATGGCTATATCCTTATTTGCAACGAGTTCAATGGTGTGATCCCACTCTTTTTTTTCCTCTGCAAAATCAGGACTATCAGAGTTTACTGCAAACTTTATTGTCACGTATTGCATTCTTACACTGTGCTCAATCGGCAACTTTTCCTCAATGATATGTTTAGCCGCATCGAGTACAATGTCCTCTTTTCTCACCTTAAAAATCAAGGCTTGAGTGGTGCCAGGAAAATCGGCTCCCAAATCCTTCCAGTCGATACTTTTGACCATCATATCAACATCGTTGGGAAATGCAATAACCGATTTTACACTGAGGTCGTGGTCTGCAATGAAATAAATCTTTCCTTGTTGATCTTCAACCGATTTGCTCCAAATACCGTTTAAATGTACATCATTGTGAGAGTCCATGTACTTGGTTGTATTTATTACGGCCATCACGTGACCGTCAGGAACATTTATTCCCTTTTCGGCATCAACACCATGAACGGCAACAAAGCGAAGGCTGTCGGAGTGCTTCACTTGGGCTTTTTTCAAGCCAATTATTTCGTTCTTTTTGGCTTTGATGGCCTTGAACATAGCATGTTTGCTTGTGAACTCCTTGCCAGGTAGCTCGATACATTTGTAAACTACGCTCATTTTGTGACTGATTTAGATTTCTTCAATTCCAAATCTTTAAGCATTGCCTTTTTTGTTGCGCCATCAGGCATTTTTGCAACCCTTTTGGCAAGGTCATCAATTGGATCTGTTGTTTTTTTTACTGGTGCTTTAGGCATCTTCGTTGTTGTTAGTCGGTTGTGGTGATCTTAATTGTGCGACCTGGACATCACCGCCATCGGTAATTGCTTCCAAGCCAACCATTTCAAGAACATCGTTTACGCGCATCACTTCAATAACAGTTGACGCAACACGTGGCTCCAATGCGTTGATCGCATTCATAACCGAATTGGTTGTATTTCGAATTTCTTCAATTTGAGTGAGGTCAGCCTTTATGAACTCATTTACACCTAATTTGCCGGAAACAAATGCACCGATTTTTGTGTCTAGCTTGTGAGCTAGTGGTAAATAAGCGTCAGTGAAAGCTGATTTTTTAGCCTCAGAAATGTTGTTGTAGGTTGATTTCTCGTTGTCGTTAAACAATACCGATGGCATCCCGTATGCTGCGCAAATCAATCTGAGATCTGCAACAATTCCCTCGAGTAGCTTCAAATCGGATGGGCTCATCCCTGTTTGGATGTACGAGAGGTCAGTTGTTGAAATCTTTATTTTGTTGAACCTGTCGGCTCCTCCTATCTCCTTGTCAAGCTCATCTTGCAGTCTTTCCCTTTCTGGCGGAAGCATTGGAATGTCTGATTTGTTTGTCAGTATTCCGATGATCCCACGGTTTTTGAATATAGACGCAGATGCATTGAATTTCTCGTCTGAGGCTTTAACAACTATCCAAAGAGCCTGCAGCGGACTAACACCCCATGACTCGTTTGTATTCTCTTTTTGAGCAATGTTACTTGTCTTTATGTGTAGAACATCCTCGGCCTCAAGTCTTATTTTTCTACCTCCTGGCAGCTCATAAATGTAGTGAGTTATTTCACCAATGTTGTTGGTCTTTGGTTCGATGCAGCCAGGTCGTAAAACCTCCATTGCTTGACCTGCCCCAATTCCCTCAATCCATCTGATAAATGTATTTCCAGATAAAGAAAGGCTTTCACCAGATTGCTCATAAAATTCCTGCATTGACAAGCCACCACCTGGATTGTTGAGAACTTCCAGAACCTTGCTGTTTTCGATTGGCTCGTCTTGCTCATTTACTGCAATCCTTGGAATTGCTGAGGATGTTCGTGAAATTTTGCTCACAACCAAAAAAACCAGCGGTGAGCTGGTGTATGTGTTCATGAGGTTGGCGGCCGTGTGTTTTCCTGTTTGGAAATAGTTTAGGAATTGCTCAAGGATTCTGAAACGAACAAGCGATCCAGATGATGAAATCGGCTGCAAGCCCATAGGGGTTAGGCTGGACTTTCTTGTGAATACCTTCGACCACCTTTTGAGGCGGCTCTCCTTTACTTCCATTAAACACGTGTTTCAACAAAAGTATAAAATAAAATGAATTATTTTTCAGGTGGGCGTGATTTCATTTTCAACAAATGAATCTTGATACTATCACAATTGCGAAAAGCAATACCCATAAAATGGTTTCATTTCTCTCTGTTTTCTCGAGCATGTTCGTTTTCTTTTTTGTAAATCCATTTAGCAATTTCGAGTGTTACCCAAAGAATTGCCGCAAATCCTATAGCGTCCATAATTTTGTTTTTATTCAGCTTCAATGCGAGTATTCTGCAACAAGGCAGTCCGTCCTTTCGGAGAGTGGAGCCACCACCAACTCGATTGAATGTTTGCATGGCTAGTACACTGGTATTCGTTTTATGTTCCCGAAAGCGGAACGGTTTGTTGTTTGTTAATGATTTATAAAACAGGTGGTGAACTTCCTCTGTGTGCGACACCCTTACCAGAATTAGACCTGTTATTTATTCTGTTGTTATATACAATAATTAAAAAATTAGCGACTCACTCTTGCGTGAAAAAAGCCTGTAAATATCATTTTTACTCATACAGGGTGCTGATTGGTGTGTTTTGTAATTATGCCAATCAAAAGAGATTATAGTATTCCTTACAAAATCAATGATTGATTTATCTTTTAATATTATTTTAAAAGAACTACTATTTATGTTTTCAAATCTTTCTTTACCTAAATTACCTCTTCTCGTAATACATAAATCATATTTTATATTTTCATAACCATTCTCGTCATCTCTATGTATTTTCATCCAGTCTATTTTATATTTAGGCTTCTTATTTAACTTACCATCTTTGGGTCTGTGGTATAGATTAAAACAACAATGTACTTTCATTCCGCTATATTCTAAAGAACCTAAATCAACGCTTTTAACCAAATCAAACAAGTATAAACTATCTGTATTATTTAATTGGCTAATGGGTAAAATAAAACCTATCATATCAGCCATTTTACAAGCGTGTTTATAAAAACTTCTACTTAAATTATTTCTATCACCAAAAGGTGGGTTTCCTATAAATGCTCTGCCTTGCTTGTAAGGTAAATCTAATTTAAGAAAGTCTTGTTTAATTATGCTTTCGTGTTCAGGTTCTAAATCGTAAGATATACAGTTTGGTATTTGCAAACTAAAAGCACCATTTCCTGCACTTGGTTCAATTATTTCTGTAACACCAAAAAATGTTTGCCAAAACATATCAATACATTTCTTTGCCGTTTCTTTTGGTGTGTAAAATTTATCTAATTCTATATTTTTACTCATATTTTATTTTTATTACGCAGTTTGGCTTCCTGTCGTCAGCCACGCCAATTTTTTAATTACTGTATATAACACCGTATAAAAAACATTAAAACGATTTTTTATACAAGTACGTTGTGTGTAATACTACGTTAGTTCTTCAAAATGAACAGAGTTAAAACATTGGTTTGGTATTTCTTTCAAGAACACGTCAGTATGCCATCCACTTACATTTGTGTTTAATACAGTATATGTTTCGCCTACTTTCAAATACTTATTAGCGTGTTCTTTATGACTGTCATAACCTCCATTCCCCGTGTATTTTACTTTTGTTCCTTCTTTTGCGTAAATATTCATTTCAATAAAGTTTGTGGCTTAAATTCCGTACTACACACAACAATGTATATAGTTTATAAGCCTAATTAATATTCGTTTTTAACTTGTAAATTTCTGCTATGGCTTACAAAACCATATACTTTGGCGTTATAAACAATTAAATACTTTCAGCCATCGCTATTAAAGACTTTCCTAAAAATAATGCCTCTTTTTCGTTTAGCTCAAACATTACAGTGCAGCCTTTACTCAAGTCTGATTGTTCTAAGAAAATACCTACTGCTTTATCATCGTCTGTACCATCATAAATAGTTATTTGCCAATTCTTTCCGTTTTCCAACTCTTGTTTTATTAAGTCGGCATTATCAATAGTTATCTCGTTTATTTTAATTTCCGTTTTCATAATTCGTATTTAAAAGATTTACAACAATGTTTAAAATGCATTAAAACGCCATTTTACACTAAGCGTTAGCAAACATGACTAACAGAATTGAATTAATATACTTTCTGCTAATGTCTTTTTACTTGCCAGCCAAGTCCAATCTCTTGAACTAGTTTCTAATTGATTCATACCTTTACTACACTCTTTTATTACTTCAGCTAAATGATTGCCTAAGTCACGTTTGATAACAACAGCTAAATCTCCATTGCCTTGCTTGTTTACAGTCTTAGTTTCTTCGCTCATATTTTTCTATTATTAAATCGTTGTTCTCCGTATTTAAAGGAAACGGAGTTTAGCCAAACCGTTAGCTACAACTTACATTCGTGGTTTATAGGAAGAGTGATTCTGTACATAATTCTATGCACATCTTTATCAACTGGCAAACTTTCGTGTACAAATTGTGAGTTTCCGTAATAAACCTTGTTTGCTTCAAGCATAAAACCTTCATCTAATTTTAAGTGAGAACAATCACCTCCAATTCCAGCTTTATCATCAAACACCCCGTTCCACCCTTTACAAGCAGAGTAATTTGATGCTATCAGCATGCCTCCTTTTTGATTCTCATAAGATAAAGCGTGTTCTTTACTTGTTAGTTTCATTCCATTTTCACCAACTTTCCAACCGTTTCCACCACCAGAACCCCAAGAAGCAACTTCTTTTAAATAGTTTCCATCAATATGTGCTGCTCCACGTCTTAAAGTTTTTGACTTTTTTACAAACTTTCCATGTACAGTTAAAAACGCTTCACCTACTTTGTTAGGTAGGCTCTTGACCATTTCTTTTGCTGTTTCTCTAAATTCATTTGGTAAAGTAGTTAAGTCACTTAAATCAAATGATAGCATACTTATTTCTCCATTAAAAAATGGGATTTCAATTCTGTTTAATTCTTTTGATATACTTGTAATCATATTTATATTTAATTTTATAGTTAATAAATCGCAGTAGCTAACAACGTGTATATTGCATAGCCTATCGGCATACGCACCATACACAATGCGTTATGCTTAATTGAAAACCTCATTAATCAAATTGTCAATAGAGGGCTTTAAAGTGTCGTAAGCGTATTGCTTTTTTTCGTCTACATCTTCCCTTTCTATTCCAAACCAAAAAAGAACAGGCAACGGAGTATTTAAAATATCTGCCATTTGTTGTAACACTTCTAAACTTGGTTTTTTGTGCCCTTTTTCAATTAATGATAAATAAGATTGTGTTATACCTACACTTGACGCAAACTCTTCTTGATTCATTAATTCATTTTTTCTTAGCGTTCTTATAGCTTGTCCTATGTTCATAATTTTGTATTTTAATTTAACCAAAGGTAATAAATATTTCTGAGATAAAAAAATAAGCATAACATTATATATAAATCATGCTCATTCGTTCCTTATTCCCACGCTTAATATATTTAGCGTTAGCATTAATACTACCTACGTATCCCAAAATCAGATTTTCTAATCTTACACATTCTATCATCATTTCTATGATGAAATACAATGCCTTCAATATCGTTTTCAGTTAAGTATTTCTTTATGTATTCAAAAGAATCAACTTCTAAACTTAATCTTTCTGAACCGTGCTTAATTAATTGATGACCTTCAATATTTTCAGGGTTTCCTTGTACTTTTTTACCACAAAGCTCATAAGTACCATCCTCCTTATTTTCTAAAGAGTCAAAGCCTACAAAATGCCACTTATTACTTTTATCTTCTCTATCACATTTTACCCAATGTGGATGGTGTCCACTTTTACTATCAGGTTCTTGGCAAGATATAGCATTCGGTGGTAGAGTTCTACCTTTTTTTAAATCAAACCTTTTGTATAGTTCGCCATTAATAATAGCACAGCTTGTGCCATCAAATTTACGTGTTGGTATCCCATCAGTAAAAGCCCATTCGTTTTCAGGGTTTACTTCATTAATTACTCTCCCTAAATCGTTAGGGTCTTTTTTAAATAATGTGCTTAATTTTTTCATTCTATTTATTTTTTTCATAATCCGAACGATTAAAAATTAACTGAAGTCCCAGCATCGGCCATGTGAATAATTGGATCAGGCAGAAACATCTTTTTAAATGCTTCGTCAACGAGTTCCTTATTAGGAGCAACTTTGTACAATTGAGTAAACGAGTCAATTGCATTAGCAATGCCATCCCAGTTCGGTTCTATTATTTCAATTTCTGGACTTGATTTCTTTTTTCTTAGTAAACACATAAGTCTTGTTTTTTCTTTAATTATTGGGTCATCAACCTCAAACCCCTTGAATTCTTTCTCTACCATTACGAACGTTATTTTCTTGGTATGTTATAAAAGCGTTGTGAAAAATCACGAACCTTTAATGGCAAATGACTTTTTCCTGGATTGGATATATTACATCTTTCACACTCCCTTACACACCATTTATTTGGTACCTCATTTTTATGTGCTGGCTTACCTTCGCCACCTTCATAGGTTCCAGGATCAGAAGGAGCTTCTCCTAATTCATCGTCTGATAAATAGCACCAATCGTCTTCATCATCACTCAAATTAACTCTAGGTCTGTTACTGCCACCCCATGCCTTTTTACAATTCTCATCACAATTAACCTTTGCTGGCTGGTTGAAATATGTTATAATCTTCTCCATTACGAACGGTTTTACTTTGGCTTAACTAACTCGGCTAAGGATTCCAAACTAGCAACATTGCCCAAATTCATATCCCTTATCTGCTCCCAGGTTAGTTTTACTTTGAATAGTTCGTATAGTACTTTTGCTTCTTCTGACATAGTAATTTGATTTAAGTGTTTGTTTAACCCTATTCGGGTGTACTAATTGATTTGATCTTTATTTTTTTTGTTCACCATAGCAAAGGCAAAAAAAGGTTACTTTCTTAGGAGTCATTGTAATTCCATGTTTTATGGTGTTGACTCCTGAACTGTCACAACGAACTCAATCAAAAAAGTTGACGTATTGAATAGAGGTTGAACTTGGATCAGTTGCCCTGGTTGCAATGTTTCTAGGAAATCGTTACAATCATCTTGAGCGGTTGCCCCGATAAATACTTTTACTTGTGGTGTCATAATTTGTTTTTAAATCCGTATGACTTTAAAGTTCTGTTCATTTTCTTC